AATGACCCGAGGAAACAATCTCTGGACAGATAACGGTCTACCGTTTACAGCATCTTTCGTGACTCGTAAAATGGATATGGGTTTGCCTATGAGTCGAAAGCGTAATTACCTTGTAGGTCTTACGGTCAAAGACGAATCCGTCGATCCTGGCACCTATGTTATCAAAACCCAGGCGGATGATCTTCTTCCCTCGACACAGTCAGAAATCCCCGGCAAACTTTCGGTGACCAATATAAAAGCCAGAGGTGCTGGGTACGGGCGGTATTTCCAAACAACGGTACAACATAGTTCAACCGCCTATGCTGCCGTATATGATGTAACGTGGATTTCAGAAGATAAGGGCCTTATTCCCTTCTCCACGCCTGATAAGTCCACTCCAACAGTGGAATATTGGACCCTAGGCCCTCATAATAATGACCGCCTGGATTCCGGGTTTGTGTTGAAATAGGAGCAGAATGCCTACAAAAACCTGGGCACAGGGCGAAGAAGTTCTTGCGGCGGATATGAACACGTATCTGCAAAAGCAGGTAGTAGCAGTTTTCGTTAGTTCTGCTGCCCGAGGTTCAGCAATTCCTGCACCCTCGGCCGGTATGGTTACGTATCAATTAGATACAAACCGTCTTGAAGTGTATAACGGTGCTGCATGGGTGGCAACTTCTCCTACTACATTGGGCTACGTTGAAACTACCGGACCACAAAACGGTATTCAATCTACATTGGTGGATCTAACAGGACTGACTACAGCAATAACTGTTCTTGCTAATCGTCGTATTGAAGTTGCTGCTAGCGTTAATTTTAACAAGATAAGTTCTGATGTCGCCACCTGGGTTCAGCTTAATGTAGTGGGTCTTCCAGGCGGAATCACTGCTGAGGCTTATAGCGATTGTCCGGCACCAGGCAACCTTCACATATATTCTTCTCGCATGGCCACACCGGCAGCCGGAACGTATACGATTAAAGCACAGGCTGCTACTGGTGCTGGGTTTGTTAATGCACATGCTTCGAATCGTTGGTTGCGTGTGATAGATTGGGGGCCTGTCTAATGCCTATGAATCGCGCATTTGAACCTATGACTATTGATAAGTTCAAGGGCATGAATACTTCTCTGGCCGGCACTACACCCGAAGCGTATTCCAGTGACGACGCCGAACTATCGGATTTAATCAACTTCAATACTACGCCAGACGGCTTTCTTGAGAAACGTAGCGGAGTCTCAGAACTTTGTCGTATTACCTCTCCTGCTGTTCCAGCAAGTGCGCGAGTTATTTATCTACAGCGGACAAGAACTGGTACTCCGTCAACTCGATTGTTTGTTACAGATGGTGCCAATGTGTGGCGAATTGATGCCGCTACGGGAGCTATTACTAGGCTGACTCAAAACGCGGGTGCCGCGATTACAGGTCTACAATGGATGATTGAATATGGAGGTACAGCGCCATCTACGGCCTACAACTGTACGGGAGTTCGGTGGACTAGTACAACAGATCCACGAAATACTCCGGGGATCATGGGTTTTTTTAATGATGGTACTGTAGATCAACCGGCATACGGTGCTAATACTCCCATCGGAACGCAGATTATCTCGTTCAAGAACCGTGCGTGGGTTATCAATTCCCGGGGTGAGGAGAACCTAGCGGGAGATGCAACGAAGGTTTGGTTCTCGAATCCAACTCTTTTTGCAGATTATGGCGGAGCGGGACTTCCTAACAACTTCAACCTTGATTTCGGGGACGGCGATTTTCTCGTCGGTATGATAGCCTTCTTCGATCAACTTTATTTCTTCAAGACGAAGAAGACATACATGGTTTCGGCCGATGGCGCACCTACAAACTGGCAAACCAAGTTGATTTCAGATAGACTCGGGTGTGTAGGTCGAGGGACTATTAAACTCTGGAACGGAGTTCTCTATTTTCTGAGTTTAGAGGGTGTAGTTCGCACTGACGGTACGACATTTCAGGTCATTTCTGCTCCCATCAGAGAATTTCTGGACACTTATCGCAATTATTTAAATCCACTTACAGTGTTGGACACCTATGCGTCTATTTGGGACAACAAGTATATACTCTGGATGCCCAATTCTGGAGGTACGAACGTAACTACAGCCTTGGTGTTCAATATGGACACTGAGAATTGGACTAGGTGGCAGTTCTCAAACTTTGTATCTGTAAACGGAGAGGCTGTATGGGATGAGCACTACCCAGATACGATTTTCTTCGGTTCCGGTGCAGGCTCCAGTATGCCAAATCGTATCTGGCAGATGCCTCTGTCTACAATTTGGACAGACAATGGTGTTGCGTTCCCGTGTAGCTTCACTACGAAGAAATACGATTTGGGTAAGACAATGGGTCGTAAAAGGAACCATCTTGTGGGTCTTAGTGTAGCAGATAACTCTGATAATCAGGGCACATACACAATTCAGACCACGTCGGACGATATTACACAAGTCTCTACTACACGGGCTCCTGCTAGATTGTCAGCATTGAACATCAAAGGTAGGGGAGCGGGGTACTGTAGATACCTACAGACTAAGGTGACCCAAAGTTCAACTGCATATGCAGCGGTATATGACCTCACTTGGATGAACGAAGAACGAGGGTTCGAGCAAAAGTCTATCCCGGTGAGGAACACGTGAGTATTTACGTCGATCTGATTCCTCCGCCACAGTTCGATCGCTCTCTTGTAGCTTATACTGTAGGTAATTTCCAGCGGATCAAAGATGCTTTAGGTCGAGCTTCGGGTCGAATTTATGTGACCCATCAGTCTTTAGGTGGGCCGTGGCCTAACTCAATAAGTGTCAATATCCCATTTAAGAGCGATATTCTATACATAGCTAGGGGAACCTGTTACTCGACTACGATCGGTTTTTTGGGATTAACGATGTTAATGGACGGCAATAACTATAGTTTCTTGGATCAGTATTTTAATGAGACCTCTTCCCATAAAACCCTTGTAGGTATAGTTACTCTACGAAGTGTTGCTGCCGGAACTCATACTTTTGGCACTTCATATGGTACGGGCGGTTTATCGTCTGATTCTGGTGATAGGTACACATTTGGTTTGACGTGTGTGGAGGTGTAGGCTGTGGATCTACAACAGATGCTCATGGGCCTACAGGGTCCACAGGGATCGAATATGCAGAAAGTTTTCGATCCAAGAGGTCTTACGGGACAGTTAGCCAGAGGCAGCAATGTTTATCTTGGCGGACTTCCTTCTGCACCGGGCGCTGGACGACCTAGGAAACCGCAACCGGTGAATGCTCAACAAATGAGTCCGGCGCTATTGAACGCGATTAACCAAAGGCTGGCAGGTTATGCCCGTTAATCAATACGGTCTTCCTACAACAGACGAAAATAACCCATTGGGGACATCTTCTACGTCCCCCACACCAGGGAATAATAGTCAAGGTGCGCAGCAAGAATCTGGAAGTCCTTTTGGCGGTGTTGCTTCTAATCAAGTTAATGCCGCTGGTGCGGCGCCTGTTGCACCGCCTATCACAAACTTCGCATACAACGAGAAATACGCAGCACAGAATCAAGTCCTTGAACAGCTTTTGGCAGACAAACAACGAGAGAAGCAAAACCAACTCTTTGCCTCCCAGGAGTCTTTCGATCGTAACGTCGGTGAAGCAGGAAGAACCCGAGATAAGGCACTTGAAGCTCTTATCAACAAATACGCCTCGTCCGGCATGATTGGTTCTGGAATCGACGCTCGATCCAGAGGTGATCTAGAGACAGATTATAACCGCTATCTTGGTGATCTGCGTCTGGCTCTTACGAACACACAGAATAGTATCGAAGGCAGTTACGCAGACGTAATCCGTAACGTTAATACTCAGCGTGCAGGTATGTGGGCTCAGCAGCGTGCGGATGAAGAAGCTGCTCGTCAGCTTGCTGAACAGCGTCGTCTGGATGCAGAAAAAGCACAGAGAGAAGCTGAGAATCAAGCTAGAATTGCTGCAGAATACAGAGCAGCACAAGAAGCTGCGGCGCGTCAGCCACCGGCGGTAATCAATATGGGCGGCGTTACTGGTAATACCGTAACAGGTGGTGGAGGCGGAGGTGGAGCAGGAGCAGCAGGAACTCTAGGCTCTTCTGGTGCTGCTGGATGGCAGAGTAATGAGGCTCGACAAGCAGGGATCGGTCCTGGAGATTCCATGATCGACATCCAGAATCAGATCCAAGCTTTGATCAACGCTAAGGGCATCCATCAGCTATCCGTGCTCTACAGTGCTCCCGAATTGAATAATCCAGCACTGGAGCCTCTTAAGATCGGGCTTCGTAATCTCATTTCCCAAGCTTCTACGCCGGGGCATCCGCTCTATATGCCTCAGGATTACAATACACCTGGAGGTTTCTACTGATGGATCCTTGGGAAGTAGCACAGGCACAAGTCGCAACGAAATACGATCCACAGCAAAACGCTCTACAGCGTCAGCTAGACCAGGCTTACGCCAACACTACTACAAACGAACAAGCCATTCAAGGGTATGGCAACACCGGTCGTCAGATCATCGGAGAAACCTACAACAAACTTTACGATTGGCTGAATTACGGCAAGGCAGATCAGCAGCAACAGCTAGGTCAATCTGTAGCTAACACGAATGCCGCTTATGATCGAGCTATTTCAGACATTCAAGGCTACCAACAGCAGTCTCGTAGCTATCTGAATGATATGGCTCGGGCACTTGGTCAAGAAGGTGCTGGATACCGAGCAAATACTGAACTAGAAGGTTTGGTCAATACACAGCTTGGTCGGGCTAGTTCTGGCAGAGCAAATTACGGAACCAGTCTTGCAGATTGGGCGGCTAAGATGGGCACGATTGCCGATATGGGCATTTCGTCGGCTCATCAAGGTGAAGCACAAGGTCGAACTGAGTTCGAGACAATGCTGCTTGAAATGCTCGGTCAGAATAAGCTTGCTGGAACGACGCAAGAAACAGACTTGATGAACAAATTGTCGGATATCATGGGACTTCGACAGTCTGACCTCATCAGTATGTATAACGAACTTGCTCAGGCTGAATGGGAACGGCAGTTCAAGCAGGCTCAGCTTGACCAGGAAGCTTCAATTGCCCAGGCACAAATTGATGCGGCAGCAGCGGAAGGGGCTGCAAATAGGGCAGCATCCGCCAAGGATGATTCTCTTGCGTGGGCAGAGTTTAACGAAGGAATCAGACGATGGAATGCAGAGAATCAGCAGGGTCTTGATGCCGCTGGTCTTACTCAGTCGAACTGGGAGAGAGATTTCGGTCTGAGATCTAAGGAAGCTCCTATTGATCGTTCGGCAGATGCCGAACTATTCTGGGATGATGACCGATTCATGGATCCAAAGACTAAGCAAAATGATATTGGAGCGTACCTTCGATTCAAAGCTACCGGAGAACTTCCAAATTGGAATACAAATAAAGGTGGTGGAGGAGTTAGTGGCGTAATTCATAGTAACGGTCTTAGAGAGTTTCTCGGGGGTGCCGCGCAAATGGGGCTAAGTCCGGCACATACTATGTACGGTTGGCTTAAATAATGGGATTCATGGATGTCTTTAAACTGGTAGGAGCGGGGTTAAAGAAACCTCTCTCTATATCCGAGGGGTTTCAATCTGGACTCCTTAAGTCCATTGATCCTAGTTTTGACCCAGAGAGACGGCTCCCTTACGGGAATGCTATTTCAGGTTTGATCGAGGGCGCTAAGGGTAATCTTTCTGCCTCGCAGACTTCAGATTACTTGAAAGGCGACTATGACACTAGTGATGACTCGTGGCTCAAACGAGTAGCTGGTATCGGCTTGAATGTGGGTTCGGACCCACTAACTTGGGCTGGAATGGGGGCACCAGTTATCAGAGGTGCCGCTGGTGGAACTGCTCTCGGAGCTAAATTAGCAGGTGCTGCAGAAGGAGCCGGTGCTCTCACTAACGTAGAGAAAAGTGCTCCGTTTGTCAACAAAGCAGCACAATTTGCTCGACGAGTCAACACGGGTGAAAACATTTTACCTGGTGGCGGTCTTCTATACGCCGCTGGAGCTAGAAAATTTGAGCCTATGCTGGCTCGAAGCAACGCCCTACAGAAGCTTATTGCAGCGAGACCAGCGACAGCGGCTACAGGCGCCGTAACTGCGGCTGATGACGTAGTAAAAGCAGCCAAAGAACCTGGGCTAGTTTCAAGAGTTGTTACTAAAGCTGTTTCTCCTGTGGATAGAGTCGTATCTAAGGCTACCAAGGGTGTAGGAGTTCGTGCTCCTAAAACACCAGAACCTGTGGAAGCAGTATTGGAAGCAGCACCCACACCTGCCGAAACGGGTCTTAGTGTCACAGATCTAGTTCGTCGGGATTTGGAAGAGTTGGCGTCCAAGGCTACACCTCCTTCTGCGGAAGAAGCGGGTGTAGCTAAACTTCGAGCCCTAATTGCTCCGGAGTCAGCACCCCCTTCGATATCCGATGTAGTAACAGGCAAAGTAAAACCGACAGTAGCAGATATTGAAGCTGCTGACAAAGCTGTAATTGTACGTAAAACACCTAAGCCGAAACCTAGAACTGCGAAAACTGCCCCTCCACAAAAGAACCCCAAT